AAATATCGGCACTTAATCGGATTTGCAATTCATTCATGAATCAAAGATACAAAAAAAGCCTCGAAAATATTCCGAGGCATTTAAGCAACAAAAACCCTTATCTATCAATTCAAATTTTCTTTCCTTTTCAATTCCTTCTTAATAAAGAATTCCCTTTGTAATCTCATACTTTCGGCATCTTGTTTCGGCCTGTTTTTCATATCACTCGGCAAAGGCATAAACTGAAATATACTCTTATTCGTTTCCTTCTTCGGTATTCCACAATAGGTGTAATATGCTACTAATCTAGTTTTCTCCCAATCCCTAGATTGTTTATTCTCATACCCACGAATCGCCAAAATGACTTCTGCATAGCTCATGCAATAGAATTGATTATTAGTCAATCCTATTTCACCTACGCAAAGACTAAACAGTCCTTGAAATGTTACTTTTTTTTTTCAAGCGTTGATTCTTCTTTTTCAAGTTCAACTATCTTTTCCAAATTAGCCCCAAACGAATCCCAAAAGCATAGCCATATTTTACCAAAGAATTGTCCTACATCTTCATCACTCATTGAAGCTACCAATTCACCGATTTCCTGATCTGTTACCGTTGGCTTATACTTACCTTCTGCCAATTCAGCTCCGACTATTCCAGAGAATAGAAATAGCTTGACAATTAGCAGGTAATTTCGATCATTCAATTCATTGATAGCCTTCAATAGCGCCTCCATGTCAGGATTTGCATATTGAGAGTCGAATAGCTTCGAATACATTTCTTTGATGGCAAAATTATTGAACCAAAGATTATATTCCTTTTCTCTTATTGTGATAGTTGTTTTTCCGTTCATTGTTTCAAATATAATAATTTATCCTAAAAACAAAAAAGCCCGATATAAAATATCGAGCTTAATTGAACTAAACGAAACGAAAACTAGGAAGGAACTGCGGTTAATAGTGGGCCACTTACAGAAAGTGCCACCGAATATGTGGATTTATCCCCAACAGGGAAAGAAGCGTCAAAGGTACTTAAGAAGGCACTTGCAGCATAGAATACAATACTTGAATCTTCATTCTCTATTTTCCATTCAGAAACAGTTGAATCTTCAAACTGGTCATTCAAGTCAAGGAATCCAACTTCTAAAACTCCTGGATCAGTTGTAACATCGCCTTCAAATGATACGGAATTATTTTGAGTACTTGGAATTTTACCGATTGAGCCGCCTGTACAATTGTTATTCACTTCGATTTCAGAGCGTGAACGAGATACCGAAATAGAAGTTGTACAAACTGCTAATTTCCATTCCGTTAAAACCTTAACGTAAACTCCAAATAATTCACCTGTATAATAAGTAGCCATTCTTTTTTATTTATTTACCAAAGTTAAAATATTATTTTCAATTAATCAAATCAAGCATTCCAGACTATCATATCGTAACTTTTCAAGGCCCTATATATCCAATAGTTGTCAGTCCTTAATTGCACCATCTGAGAATTAGACCTTACTTGCCCGATTTGATAGCCTAGGCTAGTCATGTCAATATAGTTTCTGCTGTTTGGATTGATTATATTCTCGACTGATTCAGAAATATCTAAGGCTGCATTTGATCCTTTAGGGCTTGAATATCCGGTTACAATATCAATCAAAACATTTACCCGAAAAGACTTGCACTTTGAATTTAAGTCCTCATTAGCATCTATTGAGGAAATAATCACATAGGGATAGGTAGCTGACTCAGGAATAGCGAAAGCCTCATAAACAGGTACTCCAATAGCAGGGCTAAGAGCTTGAAATATTGCAGTCTTAATCGCTTTTGAAATATCCATACACAAAGATAATAAAAAAAGCCCTTACAATTTGCAATGGCTTGATATCCTTATTTCTCGCAAATAGCCTTTAGCTTTTAAAAATCATTTTGTTTTATTTCGTTTTAGTTAATTAAAATTATAAGGAATGAGAGATTCGAACTCTCATACTGCAATTTAATGCAGATGCTACCAATTACATCAATTCCTTATGACACAATATTAAAACATAGAATTGTATTAAAAAAGAAAAAGCGATAAATATTTAAATCTTATCGCTTCCCGATTGGGTTACCCCTATCCATTACATTTCTTCTCCTATCTGTAATTCCCCTCCCATTAGATCCGATAAAGGCATCCAATTAGAAGGTACTAGCACCTGACTTAAATCGTATTCATTTTCATAACCTAAAGCAGCCCTAATCTCTCCCTGCTCAAATACTCCAGCATCCCGCATCCATCTAACTAGCTCGATTTTGTTTGCCTCCAATTCAGGATATACATCAGTATCTGAAATATAAATCAATGAATCATCTTTATACCACTCTCTTAATTTTCGAGTTCGAATATCATCGAATTTTCGAAGTAACGGTAAAACGCAATTGGTTATTACTCTTACATCGCCTGAATCTGAATTGGCCAAAGTGCCATCTGGATTTAGGAGCTGACTAGGATAGCCTAGGATATTTGCTATTTGTCTTTCAAGATCCTTATTGAACTCCAATACTTGCATATCTACTGGGCTTAGTCCGATTTGCTGCCACTTTAGATTTGAAGGAGTTACAATGATATGGCCTGAGTTTAATGGTCCTGTATGATTCTGAATAAAGTTATCCTGAATAGCAGCAGCTTGAGTAGCTGTTAATTCAGGGGTTTTACTTGTGTCGGTTGCGTTCCCTGTAATCAATCCACTTGGACCCATGTTGGCAAATAGATTGCCTTGGGCTATATCAGCATATCTTTTCTGACTTGCTTGATTCGTAAATGATCTAAAAGGACTTAAACCCCAAAAGCTATTCTCAAAGCCTTCATTTTCAGATACAGGGTTAAAGTATTTAAAATGGGCTATTTGTTCCCTTGGTATCTCTTTATCATGAGAATAAGTCACTGCATATCCTGACAACGGATCGAGTCGATTTCCTGACATTACAGGCTTTACGCATGGGCTAGGAATGGACCACAATTGAACGGGTTGCGAGGCTCTTTGACCTGCTCCTGGCATTGCAGCGTATTCAATAGCATTTCCTGTAATTAATAGATAAGCAAATGATGTTTCCCTTAATTCCCTTCCCGTCATGGTTGGATTAGGGTTTTCCATTAATTCTAAAAATGGATGATTATCTACCTGCTCAAATGCCTTTAGCTTGATTCTAGCTAAACTTTGGGCATCGTTTTTATTATTGAGTGATTTTCTTCGAGATAGATACTTTTGCGCTTCAGCTTTGTTTTTTACCCTCATTATTTGGGGTGTCGCATCAGCTGACTTTTCGGCAATCTTAGAAATTAGGCTTTGAGCGATTGAGATAGCCTTAAAAACTTTATTCACATAAACGCTATCCTTGGAATCATAAGGGATAAATAAGCCATTCACATACTGCCATTGAATCCCTACGGGCAATCCTAGTTCCTTCTTCTTGAAAGCCTTGAAAATATCCATCTAAAATCTTTTTTCAAAGTTACGAAAAATAATTAAAATAAAATTAGGATGGAATAATCTAAACCGTTACATTTACATCATACTAATAAACGAAACGAAATCATGACAACTGCAATCGACAACAACACAAAGGCTGAAATTTTAAAAGGAATTATTGAGGCTAATAAAATTATTAGTAAAGAATTGAATTTTTCAAAGGATTTAAGAAACGAAAGGAAGATTGAAATATATAGAAATTACATTAATGAAATGAAATTATCTTTATCTCAAGGATTTTTAAACCTTTAATAAATAGCCCTTCGGGGCTTTTTTTATTGCACCACCTTACCCCCTATAATCACGAATGAATTAGCTTTCTTTTTCAATGCCATCATTGCGAAGTATCTGAGAGCGTCTATTCCGTGATTCCAAGCATCAATAGGCTTATTCAGCTTCGCTCCGTTTTTATCCTTATCCCATGTATAATTTCTTAGTTCTTTAATAAGATTAATACTATTTGAAGTAATTCTAATTTTTTGTTCCTGTAATATTCCTATTCCGAAGTTAATCGAATCAGCCCCTTTAACCGTTGCATGAATATTAAACCCTGATCTTCTTATTTCCTCAATCGTTTTTGGTTCGGCTGAATCTGCATAAATCAAAGCCCGATCATTCACCCCTAATGAGGTCATTTTAGCTATTATATCGCTGTTTAATAGTCCTGTTGAATATATCAGTTCATCTATTATTATTTCCTGGTTATACCGGTAAACTGCAACTAGAGCGGTTGGGTCATTGGTATATCCAAAGTCAAGGCCGTACCCTAGCAATTGCGCATCGGTAGGAACTTTCTCTATTTGATTCCAATTCGAGAAGATAACACCTTCCAAGCTACCTACTAAACCAAGGCCATATACTCTCCACCAGTTACTCCAATAAGCATTTTTAATATTGGATTCCTTGAATAGGTCTGTTAATGCAGTATCATAAAATCCTTTGTCTTTTGCTTTCTCAATCTCTCGAATAATTGATTCAGCTAGGGCTGTATTGTCTTTATA